GCTAGACGTAAGCGGTCAGCTACTTGACCCATAGATCGTAGCCACTTCATAACATCTATCTCAAAGGCAGCACCCTTAGCCTTATTGTACTTCGGGTTGCTCATCTACCAGTACAACCTTGTTGATCTTATAGACCACATTGCCTTCTTCATCTTTAACTAACTCGACAATACCAGATTGCAGCAGCGCACCAACGAAGTTGGTTAAGTCTACCTTGATTGCATCAACGTCTGTGCGTAGTGCTTCTATCTTAATGCTATCTCGGTACTTGTTTGTTAACTGTACTTCAGCCATTTAATTCCCTATCTATTCTTGGAGGATATAGTCGCCACCATATTTATTTATTACATCGTTTCTTAGCATAACACCCCAGGCATTTTTATCAGAGATCTGACAAGCAGCATAGTTAACGAACAGTGTTACGTAATCCTTACCATCTGCAGCGTGTGGACCAAAGCGGTTCTTCACTGCAGCTACCTTCAACTCACCGTTGGTTGGGTCATAACCCAGCGTCAGGATCAACGCCGGCAACTGACTTACCTTGCCGTGAATAGCACGTCTAGCAGGTGGCTGAGATGGTGATCCATACTCACTCTGCTCAGATACGTGATGTAGCACAAGTACGCAGGCTTCAGTCTTACGTGCCATATCGTGCAGCTCCATCATAATCGCACGTAAGCCAGCCCACTCATTGTCAGTCTCTGCTGCCACATTCATTAAGTTGTCTATGACAATCAACTCTGGAGCGTGGCCGTAGAGTTCTACATATGCTCTGATCTCTAACTCGATATCATCTAGTGATGGTGATGAATCAAAGACCCACTTGATATGTTCCAACTTGCCAAAGTGTTTGTCGTAGTAGTGCTTATCCTTAGATAGGTTCGACTCTACTGATACCTGTGAGTGACCAGATGCAGCAGATGCTGCTCTCATCATTACAGTTGTTGTATCAGTATCTGCCGAGAAGAAAAGAGTTGGCACATCTGCCTTCATCGCATAGATGAGAGCAAACATAGACTTACCAGCGTTAGGTGCTGCAGCTACCATACAGACTTGTCCTCTTCGGAACTTAATCTGCTTGAGTGCTAAGCCCTGCCACACGTCCGGAAGAGGTGTTGCTTTGGTAAGCACCCCACTCCAAGCACGTGATAAGTCAAGCAATGCCTTCCCCCTTTAATGTTATGCGTCGTTTACGTCTGATTAACCTGCGTTCACCTTCAGCAACGCCACCCCAGATACCGTGCTGCTCATTTTGTATTCCCCACTCAGCACACTCTGCTTGATGTGGACACCTTCTACAAATTGATTTAGCCATAACCATCTCGGTTGTGTTAGAACTTCCGGCCTCCTTTTCAGGGAACCAGAAGTCGCCACCGACTGTAGCGCAAGCAGGATTCTCATAGAACCTTGGCTCGCGCACCGATCATCGGACCCAGATAGTTTCGCACTTGTCTGTCGCACCCTTTGGTGCAGCACACATATGACCCTTCCAAGATTTACCCTGAGCATTAGTGCCTTCACGATATGTCATTGCTCCGTGACGGCAGGTTTGACCAGAAATGCCAGAAATGTCAATAGCAACTGGTGTTGCATTAAAGGCTGCAGCTACTGATGCAACTGTTGGTGCTGGTGCTGCTGCTGTGCTTGCACCTAGTTCGACACCTGTTGCCTTGATGTTAAGTGCGTTCATAGCAAGATCTGCTAGTCCCGCTTCTAGTTCTCCAACTGTTGCAGCATAAAGATTGATAAGTGTTCCATCAGATAACTTGTAGTTAACCTGGAACTTTGTTCCTTCTGTAGCCATTTACTTTCCTCCACTTGGTTTGATGTTTAATCTGGCAGTTTCTAGCCCTACACTTACTGGGACATAACCAATAAGTTCTTTAACTTTATCTTTGTCAACTGTCTCACGACCTTTAACTTTTGTCCAACTGATTTCAATACCACTGGCTGTAACACCAACGGTTCCCTCGAAAGAACTCTTAATTGAATCTCTTTGCGTTTCTAACTCTTTGATCTTTGCATCTAATTGTAGAAAGTGCAAGGCGTTCTTGTCAATCTGCTCGTCCTCAATCACTATTTCACTAAGGACGATATGTTCTTTTTTTAAGCCAACACAACCCATCGTTCCTGATGCGTCATAGTACTGACAGTAATGCTTGCAGAAAGATTCATCCTTCTCAGGTTCTGGAACAGTCTCCATCTTCTTGATCTCAGTTAACCACTCCATAGCCTCTAGTGCAACATCTTCATCGTAAGGTTCTGAGTGAACCTTGACATCCTTCTCAGCACCATCACGAGCTATAGCAACTAGGTTCACAGTGTTGACTGTGTGACCATTCTGCGATAGCAGATAGCCATAGATCTGCACCTGCCAACGCTGTTGCTTTGATGGGAAGTAAGAAAGGTTCTTGACCTTGCTTGTCTTCCAGTCAATGACTGCTCCGGTGCTAGGTATAAACAAGTCCACGTGTGCTTTCATATCACCGTGTGCTACTGCAGTTTCTACTAGGTAGTCCTTGCCATCTGGATCTAGGTGACCGATTGCTTCTTCGATTGCAGCGTGGATAGCAGTACCCATAATTGCTGCCAGCTTTGACTGGTTATCGTTGGTATGTGGCTGTCCGTTCAATCGGTACCAGACCTTACGACGGCAACCACCAATCTCTGATGGACCTACCTGTGTCTGAGTACTGCGATCACGAGAGGCATCCTTAGCGTGGAGCACTGTTAGTAGCAGTTCCTTGGGATCTGTAATCATTGCGGGTTCCTTACGATAAATGCAGCACCTGGATAGTTGGCTGCTTCTAACTGTTGTGCGATCTGCTCACGCAGTTCTATCTCCATAAAGACCGGAGTTGCTGATCTACGACCAGATTGTATTGCTTCCTCTATCGCATAGCTAAGTGTCTTTTCCATTATCGGTTATCTCTATACTGTAGAAAAGCATCTAAGGCATACGCTAGTACAAAGCCAAACAGTAATCCAAATAAAAATTCGAGCATTATCTTATCCTTTCTGTTGAGTAACTAATTGAATCGGAGGACAGGTGTTCACGTCAAGTACCGACGCGATCTTTATTGCGCGTTCTGCTACTACCTTAGACATAAGCAGGGACTTGTAAGAACCAGGTTTGAGTGAGTAGAGGTAGCCCAGAGCAAATGCTCCACCACTACCTGCTGTAAAGAGTCCACGTTCACTGGCGTTGAATGATAGATCTGATCCGATGGAAAATAACATCCCATTGAAGGCAATGAGGTAGGCGAAGTTAGCTTCCTTATCGGATGGGTCGTATCCATTATCCTTAAAGGCAGCGTAGATACTTGGCAGTATCTTCTTACCCATCCACTCCACCGGATCATAGTTCTTATACGTTGGTGGTTTCCAATTAAACGCGAGGATATCTCCAGGTCTTGAGTCGCCCGTGATACCTATCAGGTAGTCACCTACGCTTACGATCTTAGGTGTCTGAGTAGAAATAATGCGCTGATCGTTATCGGTGATCTGCGAATCAGCAGCTAGTACTACGAAGTCAGGTCCTTGGATACCTACCAGAGTTGTCATTGGCAGATCATATCACGGCGTGTCGCAAGACACACATTTGGCAGGCTCTGTGTACAATATGAGCCGTAGGCGAATAACAGTACAGCGGCCCTTATCGGGCCGAGGAATGTGGAGGCCCGACAGTATGCTGCTCCGTCTACTCTCCCTGCAGAAATTCATAGGCAGGCGCAAACTCTACGATGGCCTTCCTGCCCCCTTTGGAGCCGATCTGAGGGCTTTAGGCCCGATCCACGCCTGTACCTGTGGCTGCACTATGTTCAACATTATGGCAGCCTTTGAAGATTATGACATTGCTTGGTGGCACCTCGACGGAACCTGTGCCAACTGTGGAAATCTGGTAACAATACCCTGCCCTGTGGATAACCCTGATGGACCACAAGCTAACGGATATTGATGAGTCTGCTCGGACTGCGCTATGCTCAGTCTGTGGTCAGACCAAGATTAAACTCAGAGACAAGAACAATCCCCTCTCTAGCAGGTATCGGTGCAAGGCAGTCTACAAACGTAACATTATTAAGAACCAGTACCCATACGCACTCCACAAGAAAGACACCTGCGAGCAATGTGGTTTCATCCCAGTCCACAGCAGTCAGCTTGACGTTGACCACATCAACGGGGATGGCAGGGACCACGACCCGTCTAACCTACAGACGCTCTGTGCTAACTGTCACCGCCTAAAGACACACTTGAATAACGATAGCAACTCTGGTATTTTTTAAGCAGTGGGGAAACCAAGTACCCACGAGTGCTGGACTAAACCTCTACAGACTTCGCGGCCTGTAGGGGTTTCGTTCTTTTCTGGCATAAAAAAAGAAGCCCCCCACCCAGGATTTCTCCTGAGCAGGGGGCCATTGCCTCGCGCTTATGGGCTAATTACTTAGCTCCACGTCCAAACTCTGATGCTTTTGGGTCTAGTGCCTTGAGCAATGGACCTGCGATAGCAGCGATACCTGCTGTTGCTAAAGCCTTTGGATCTGTAACTCCTGCTAGGTATAGCGCAATTACTGACGCTACTCCTGCACGGAGATATGTTGCGAGCATTGATTTCATCTTTGCATTGATTTTCATTTATTCTCTTTCTTCTTAGGTAAAGGCTTAACTGCTGCCTTTACTTTGTTGATAGCCTTTGGCTGGGGCAGCCAAGGGAACCAAGGTGAGGTGTCGTTGCCGCACCCTTCCTTGATCGAAATATGTAGGTGCTTGTTGTGCTTGTTGGAACCGGTGTAATCACGGTCACCCTTTTCTCTTGACCAGATTCTGCCCTGGAAGATCAGGTACTTTACTCGTGGATCATTACGCAGATCTATGTAGGCAATGGTGCAATCAATACCCTTATCAGGATCGTGTGTGATATCTACTGCAAAGCCTGAGTTGTGGTCTGAGTTAGGGTTCTGATGAACGTGTGCTGCACTAGGTAGCAATCCATCTGATGCCTTCTTGCGCTTAGGAAAGTGAGCTGTTGCTTGACGCAGTGCTGCGATAGCAGCAGGTGTGGCCTTCTTTGCTAATGGGATCATAGCTCCTTCTTCTGTATCAGGATCTGGTAGAGGATCTCTACTTTCTCTTCTAAACGGATTACTGAATCCTTGAGTGAACTGCCAGAGTTAGGCTTGAGTTCATTGAGGTAGTGTTTTACTAGCCACCTTACTGCTGCAGCAAAGCCACCAATGATGGTTACTACTGCTACTGCTACCGTTGCATAGTCTTGTGCTTGCATTAGACCGTCCGAATCGTAACTAGAAGTGTTCCGCCAAAGCCAGAGAATCTCTTATCCTCTGGAGTCTTGTTGATGAAGTCCATCTCTTCGATGATGCCAAGGTATGACTCACCGGTTCTAAAGTCTTGAACGCGGATAGTGTCACCAACATTTTCAACCTGCTCAAGTTGAGACATACGAGCATAGGCAGATCCTTCATAGCCTACTTCGTTGCTGAACTTATCGCTCTCGTGGTCATAACAGAAGACTGGGTATTGGATCAGGCGCTGACGTGGAACGGCAGGTAGTGACTTCAACTGATAGCCAGTAAATAGCGGTCCCTTAGTAGCATCACTGCTTGATCGAGTCATAGTAAACTTAAAGCCTAGATACTCTTGTGCAGTAGTTGGGTAGTTTACGTTGATCTCAGGAACAGTCTCACCTTGTGAGAAAACACCAATAGCATATTCAGTATCGGTTGAGTCAATAGATTGGATAGTGATACTGCCATTGGTTGTATCAATACGAGCTTGTAGCAGTTTGTAGATCTTAGTCTCAAGTGTGTTGTAGCGGATATAACCGGTACGTAGGTAACCTGTTGGTACAAGAGTGCTTGCAGATTCAATCCATATTCCATCACCTGGGACACCAAAGACAACTCTATCGGTAGAACCAAGGAAGTCTGTAGATACTGGATTGGCAGTCTCACCGCTTGCATAAACATCCCAAGCATAAGCAAAGACAAGGCTGTTAGGAACTACTGGCTGTGATAAATCAATACGGATTAGACCTGACTCAGCACCTTGCAAGGTTGTTACATAAGCAAAACTATCCTTGAAGGTTACGCTCTTGCACTCTGTATCTAACAGTAACGGTCCATAACTGACGTTACCATCGGCAGATACCACTGCAATTCTTACACCTTTATTGGTGCAAAGAACTCCAAAGGTACCAAGGTATACATCGAAGGCATTGAGTATCTCACCCTCTGGTAGATCAACTACAACAGTAGGTGTCTCTAGTGTTGGGAAACCTAGAGAGTTAGGAGTAGCAGTATCTAGTGTAATCTTGTATAGAGATGATTGAGATCCAGCATAGCCACCAACATAGAAAGCAGCCGGTCCTTCAGATATAGTTGTCCATACCCAAGATGGATTTGGGTGTGTATAGAGTTCAGTAGGTAGAGCGTGACCACCTGAAGTAGGTGTCTTGTTAGAATCTAGTTCATATAGATCTCTATCAACTCCAGCAAGTAAACGTTGCTTTGCATAGCGCAGTACTACTGTAGTTACTGGACCACCAAGATCGTAAATATGACCATCAGATGTGGTACCAAATATATTACCTCTATGGATGCGAGCATTATCTGCTGCAAAGTACCTAGTGCCATCAGAGGTTAATGACTTGAAATCAAGTGTGTGCGGAACTGTTACTAGAGTGTAGGTGGTAACAGTAGGTGTATCACCACTCATAGTAAGTTTCTTTAGATCGGGTCCTTCAGTAAAGACAACTGCATCTACGTTATTGGTAGTATCTCTAGCGCCAAATAAAGATAGGTTAGTTGCTGTTGCAGGCTCAGCTCTGACTGTGGTGTTCAGTAGAGTTGCTTGTCCTCTAGTCCAGACATCTAAACCTTTAGATTCTGTGTACTGAAAGCGTAGCGACTCCTCTTGGATAGGCTCGAAATACTTAATCCCCGCTCCGAAGTGGAACGAGGATTGAGATCTAACCCACCAACCGGTGAGCGTCTGCTCACCAGGCTCACGCGTCTGGTCAATCTGTTGCTTGCGATACTGCGCTGTTACTCGACGATAAGGTTGCTCATCGGATGCAGCAAGAAAGAATGGAAGAGCAGCAAAGGCTACATCGTAGGCTGGTCCAGTTGGAGTATACGAAGTAGATCCTGCAGGGTTGGAGAGTACGTAGGGTATTCCCTCGGTGATGTCGTCGCCGTATGGCACTGTGACTCCTTAGTTGTTTGTAAGTGCTGCGATCTCTTCACCTGATAGGCCAAGAGCCTGGAGCTTTGCCTGAGCAGATAGTTTGGCATCTGCCTTAGCTGCTTCTTGAGCATCACGCTCTGCCTTTTCAATAGCAGCAGCCTGTGCATCTACTGCACGCTGCTCGATCTCTTCTGGGGTTAGGTCAATATA